ACATAAGAATGGCCATAGGTTTTAAAATCTAATTCTACGTTTTTTGAACCCGTAAGATGTACTCTAAAATTAATACTCATAACTTATTATAACAGATTTTTTTTAATTAGCCAATGACAAATGTTAATGGATCTTCACCTGAACCGTACAATTCAATATCTCTTTCAAGTTTTTCAATTGACGCTTGGGCTTCTGCTTTTAGATCAGCACCATTTAACGTGACATTTCCTTGAGCACCTGGTAAACTTGAATATTTAGATCTTGCTTCACCCAACATCATCTTGCATTGTGCTAATGAATAATCTCTTATCCAAGGTCTTGCATATCTATCTGTAATCAATGTTTCAACAGGTTTTTCCATAAAGCATTGTACCAATACGTTTTCTTGTGCTCTTGGTCTACGCATCAATGTTAACTTGTTGTTGTTTTGGTTGTACTTAAAATTTAAATGTCCACCAAATAATCTTCTAACAACTTCTTGGTATTGTGCAAATGCATCCCAAGTTAGCAAACCACCAATTCTACCACCTTGTAGAAAGTAAAGATTAGTGTATGCTAATTCAAAAGGATCCATATCTACTGAATTATTTGATCCAGATATTGATCTACGATACAATTGTTTCACTTCAATTACTTCTTCTGATAGTGTATATTCATTAACATCAGCCTGTACTTCTAGGAAAATAAATGCTTCTTCTGTGGAATTATCGCTTTTTGCTCTAAATTTATCTACAGCTAAATCAATACCCTGTTCGTAGTGCTTGGGATCAAGCTCTACATCAACCATACCGTCACCTAGTATAGTTTTAATATCAGTTATCAATTCCTGTCGTTTTGATTGCTCTTTTGCCATTGTATAACTATTTAGTAAGATTATTAAATCAATAAATACTAGATAAAGGACTTATAAGGACTTATTATGCCAAGACTGAGCTTATGGAAACCAGATAAAGGGAATGATTACAGATTTGCTGATCGTGTTGTAAGAGAACACTTTTTAGTAGGTGGTACAGGTATATTTGTACACAAACTATTAGGTACTCACGCACAGACAGATAGTGTATCTTCTGATCAACCAACAAATACAAATGTAAGTCCTACTAATGTACAAGATTTATTATTCTTAGAAAACAGGGATAGAAATTATGACCCTGACGTATATGATTTACGTGGAGTGTATTCCGTTCAAGATCAAGATTTTGATTTAACACAATTTGGCCTATTCCAAACCAATGATACTATCTATCTAACGTTCCATATAAATGATATGATGGATAGATTTGGTAGAAAAATTATGCCAGGTGATGTTTTTGAATTGCCACACCAACGTGATGATTTAAGACTTGATTGTGCAACAATGACGTTGACATCACAACCAAGTAAAAAGTTTCGCAAAGGCGAGACAATAACTGGTGGAACATCAGGAGCAACTGCCACCGTTATTGCTTACAACCACGATGCAAAAACTGTTAGAGTAACAGTCGGCGCAGACTTCCAAACAGGAGAAGTTGTTACTGGAGATAAGAGTTCTGCTAGTGCAACAACATCTTCTTATTCACCAAAAGAAGATATGGCGATAAACAAATTTTATGTGGTTGAAGACGCCGCTAGAGGTCAAGAAGGTTACGATCCAGGTTGGTGGCCACATATCTGGAGATGTAAGGCAGTTGCTATGCAAGACGCACAAGAGTTTAGAGATATCCTTGGTAGCGGTAAAGACGCAGGTGATCTTAAAAATATTATATCAACTTATCAAGATGAACTTAATATTAATGAAGCCGTTGTCAACGAAGCTACTAGAAATGTTCCAACCAAAGGGTCAGATGTAGGTCACTTATATGTAAATGAAAAAGACACACACAAAATTAATCCAAAATCACAAAGTGGAAAACCAGGATTAGGATTGACAATAGCACATACTGGAACATCATTTCCTCCTTCGATTACAGAAGGACAATATGTGTTGCGTGTTGATTATGCACCAAACAGATTATTTAGAAAAGAAGGAAATAGATACATCAAAGTCAGCGATGACTTCAGAGGTTCATATGTGTCAAGCAATCAACAACTTGATTCGTTTATCAATAATGATAAAGCAGGAAAAGGTTCAAACAATAAAGAAAGAGAATATCTAAGTAAGGTTGTAAAACCTAAAACAGATTAAAGGATAAAAGATGCAATATTGGTATGATCAGCAAATAAGAAGATACATTTTACAATTTATAAGATTGTTTGATGATTTTTCTATCAAGACTGGAAAGAAAAATAATAGTGATAGTAATTCCTATATAAGAGTACCAGTGAGATATGCAGATATGTCAAGAATGGTAGCTCATATTCTAAGACATAATTCAGAAAACGTAATGAACTCTTGTCCATTTATGAGTGCATATATTACTAACTTACAAATAGCAAGAGACAGATTACAAGAGCCAAGATTGGTTGATAAAGTACAAGTTGCGGAAAGAAAATATGATACTTCATCAAAAGATTACACAGCTGAAATTGGTAACACATATACCGTAGAAAGATTTATGCCTGTACCATACAATTTAAATATGGCAGTAGATATATGGTGTTCAAACACAGATCAAAAACTACAACTTATGGAACAAGTATTAGTATTATTCAATCCAGCAATAGAATTGCAGGCAAATGATAATCCATTAGACTGGACTAATATCACTAACGTAGAATTAATTGATATCGTATGGAGTTCAAAAGCAGTACCTCAAGGAACAGATACACAATTAGATGTTGCTACACTAACATTTAGTTTACCTATATGGTTAAATCCGCCTGCTAAAGTTAAAAAGCAATCTATCATTAAACAAATTATCGCTAGAGTAAACAGCACAGATTCAATTGATGATTTAGATTACGATCCAAGATTTATTAATTTCTTTGAAAACTTCGAAGGGCAAATTAGAACAAATGTTGTCACTCCTGAGAATGCACAAATATCAATCGTAGGAAACAATGTTTCATTATTAGGTGCGTACGGTAAGAATGACAATGAAAGTTGGAAAGAATTTCTAGAAATTTATGGTCAGTTACAAGCAGGAATTTCAAGATTAATTTTAAGACAATCCGGTGAACCAACTGATTCATCAGAAGACATATATGGTACTATTGCGTTTCATCCAACTGAACCTAATAAATTAATTTTTACAATTGACACTTCAACGTTACCGAATAACACAGAAGCGGCAGTTGATAAAATTATTGATCCTGAAACAGCTTTTCCACTACCAACTGCAAATGGTACTTTGCCAGCTGTAGTAAACGGACAAAGATATCTATTAGTTAATCCTATTCCAAAAGGCACAGTAGCCTGGGGTTCAACATTTGAAGCAAGTGAAAACGACATTATTCAATATGATGGTAGCCAATCAAAATGGACTATTAGTTTAAATGCATCAGATACAGAAGTAGTCAAATATGTAACAAACACTAACACAGGATCACAATATAAATGGACAGGAGCCCAGTGGATTGACAGTTATCTAGGTCAATATAAAAATGGTTTTTGGAAATTAGAACTTGCACCATAGGCCCAATTCTCTTATAATAAGCAATAATACTAAAGAGAAATTATTATGTATAAAGCGGTAGGAACTACATTCGTAGCAAAAAACACAAAAAGAATGTTACTAAACCTAAGAAGTAAAAGGGTTTCATATCCCAACACTTGGAGTTTCTGGGGTGGTAAAATTGAAAAAGGCGAACAACCAATTGATGCCTTACGTAGAGAGCTAACTGAAGAAATGGGTTTCGTTCCTCCTATGGAAAAGTTAAATCCTCTTGACACGTTTAAATCACCCGACAACGGATTTATATACTATACATACGTTATTATTACTCCGAAAGAATTCATTCCTTCACTAAATGACGAAAGTTCTGGTTATGCGTGGGTAGACATAGGCAAATGGCCTAAACCCCTACACAGCGGCGCTAAAATTACATTAAACAGCAAGAAAAACATCGCGAAGATTAAAAAGCTTTGTTTGCCGTAATGCATAATGCCTAAATAGTAATACTATTGGAGCAATATGAGTAACATTTATCAAATACATCAAGCCCGTATGATCGGTGATTTAAAACACTTTCGAAAGAAAAGAGCTGTTAATAAAACTCTTGCAAACTATCTTTCTGACTACGGTATCACAAAGAAAGAGTTCTATGAGTATATGGACGGTGTTGATAAAGAAGAACAACGAGCCTTGCACA